GTCAGCCGGTAAGCTAGCCGTACCCAAAGGGCGCGTTTCAATATAGACTACGACACTCACAACCCCGATATAAACGCCTATTAGTACTCCCAGCAGGAATATAATCATTCCTACCAATACAGGGCGCATACGGCTTGTACGTGGCTTGTGCAGTTGGTATTTCATTCATCCTCCCCAGTGACCCAATCATATACCAGCTTGATAGCCATTATCAGCCCTGCAAAGATCATTACAATTACGCCCATGACCAGCTCGAATATCATAATTCCGAACCATACGACCATTCCTATAAGGAACAATACTAGTAAAATGTGCATTACAATTACTCCCTTACTTAGCTTTTAGTGGCATTAGTATATATAAACCGTCATCAGTCGTGGCTTGCATTTGCCCCATGTAGCCGTTCAGTTGATAACTCAGGGACTGACCAGCCAGCTTTTCAAGGGTCAAGGCATAACTAGCGTTAAAACTAATACTGTCTGTTGCCCCCGTGTACTTCGGGTCGGTTTCTTCCTCTTGCTTGTCGAGTAACTTCTGCCATGCAGGATACTTACTGTCATTGTCTACTATAGCCATGCCAGCAATAACTTCGAGCGTCAATAGATCTCGGGTGGCTGCTAACTTGTACCACTTAATCAGCTCAGCTCGTGGTATAAACCTTCCAGCTAATACCATATCTGCCTCGCCTAGTTGTATCGCGACCAGCTTATAGCTATCTGTTGCCACCAATACGAGCGTATCGTGGTAGTTGTCCAGATAAGCATTTGTTAAGATCGGGCGCGTTTCGTCACTCGACATAACTTCTAGTAACGCTTTAACTTGTGATTTATTTAGCACCGTATTGTCCTCCTTAATAAATATACTTGTGAATGATAAGCCACTCGGCTTTTGTAATCTTCTGGCAAGAGTTGATCTCCTGCTCGCGGTAATCGTCTTCTATCCATGCGTTATTATCACGCTCGACCACTGCGATAGCCTCTTTTTCTGAGGTCTGCATAACAGGGGTCTGTTGCAGGTACTCGTACTCTCCATCCTTGATGGTGCTAGTTATTACAAAGTACTTCATTGGTTCACCCCTGATACTGGGCTATAGTCACTTCTTACGTTTATCGTTTCGCTGATCGAGTATTGTTTTACAATTATCTTTTTCATGCTATGCCTTTCTAAGCTACTAAGTAGATCATATTAAGTTTCTTATTCTTCAGATGTACCTCTAGGCTTGCTTTACCGCCAGCCACTAGCCAGCGCGGTACATTGACCAGTTTACAGAATACGGCTGTATCGTCATTTTCGAGGTAATCTTTGGGCATTTCTTGATATTTCAGCGACCCCTTCAGTCCGGTATAGCTGTGTTTTAGATCGTACTTAACCCCATGCAATAGGTTAGCAAGTGATTTGTTGTCGTTGTGTAAGTACAGCATAGTTTCTAGCGGTATGTGTTGAGCCATATAGCTACTCCTTCTCCTCTGGGGTTACTGTACCAACAATATTACCGTGGCTATCTTTTAGCTTGCGAGTTACATAAGTTGCCTCTGTTATAATCTGCGGTATCTGATTGACAACATAGGTCAGCTCCGTTATAAAATTATCATCAAAACTTGCGTTGTCAGTGTTTATAGTAATTAGTAATTTCATGCTAGATACTCCTCTGGCTAAACCTGTAACCACCGGCAGTGTGCCAGTCCGGTAATTTACTAGCGTCAAAGTTACCACCGTCATTACGGCTATAATTTGAGTGATCGTTGCTATGACAGTTTTTCAGGGTGTGCTTGTATCCCTTGCGGTACAGCGCGCTACCTAAGCCATAAACTGCTGCAAACTCCTTACCGTAGCCGTAGCCACCATACTTGAGTCCATAGGGTTTATTGACTGAGTGTACAGTCTTATCGCCCATGGCTTCTCCTGCTCTATGTGTTATGTCTATTAATTGGTTATTCTTGACAACAAACAGACGTACATAGGCTGTCGAGCCTGTCCACTGTGCCAGTGTCATAATAGTATCTTGACCTTGCAAGAGTTTACGTAGCTCCTTGACTGCTTGCTGTTGTTCTTCTCGTGCTTCCATTATCTTATCTCCTTACGCTTACAGTGATCTAGTCATTCTGTCTGCGTTGCTTAATTGACTGGCTGGATAGCACCGGTAACTCACTATTGCGACTGTGTCCATGACTGCCTTGCGGTTATCATCTGAAGTGCCGACTTACTATAGGATGTTGTTACCGGTGTTAGCTACACAAGGCGGTGTTTATTACCTACTATTGTTTATCTGTCGTGTACCGTAGTACATACCTACTACTCAGGAGTGCAATACTCCGCATACCGTACAGCCTCAAGGCGTTGGTATCCATTTAATTACATACCAGCTTTGCGTAAACCTTATGTAGCTATTCAGTCCTACAAGCCACCGTAAGCAGGTCGCAGGGTGTTATGGATACTTCGTTGCTTGTACCCACTTATAGGACTATCTAACCAGTCAATTATTAATGTACTTGTTGCTCGCAAGGCTTTTCGATCATGTCCTTGTAGTTTACCGATACGAGCTTTCTTCTTCGTGCTTGTCATCCTAGTTGGCTACCTGTGTACGATACTTGACCGTGTAGGTTGCTGTTCGTTTGACCTGCCAACATCCTGCGCCTTTTTCCTTATTATGTCAATACCTAACAGGCGGCAAGTATTGTTATTTGGTACATTTACAGATACAGTTATTGTCTATTCTACAACCTTACAATGTACGCCTTACGCCTTGTCTGGTATTATTACTGTATGCCATTACAACAAAGAACAGTCTACTTCAGACCTGAAGATATAGAGTTATGGAATAGAATAGACAATAAGGCTCTATGGCTACATGAACATCTAAGAGCACCTATATACAATACTAAACCAACAAGGGAGGGTAACGTTATAGTTGTGCCTTTTCTTTCTTCCTCTCCTTCACGTTCCACTGGCTCGGCTGTTCCGAAGGATCAACAGACCTCAACGATCATTGAGCCTGCTTATGAGCCTGTAGAGAGCTAACGGTGGTAATATACTTATATGACAGTTGTTACTAAAGACGGAGCTTCTGCTGCCGAGCTACGAAGGCAAGGCGTAAAGAAGCAAGGACTATCACACAACAGAAAGTTGTTTGTTAAGGAGTTGATAGACAACCCTAAGATCACGCCAAGTGAAGCTGCTAGACGTTCGCACAACCTAGTTAGCGCGCGCTCTGCTGCTGCTGTAGCTAACCGCAATATGAAAGACCCAAAGGTTCTCATGGCTCTGGGCAAGCACTCAGAGCTGTTTGAGAGTGTCATAGTTGGTACAGCTCGTGATTGGTCTAAGAGTGATATGCCACGTAAACGGGAAATAGCCCTAAATGCAGCCATGTTTGGGCATGATAAGGTACACGGCAAGGCTACTGTGAAGGTCGAGCAACAGGTTTCAGTAGTCAAGATAGCCATAGACTTATCAGGTGGCGATCTGATCGAAGAAGAGCCTATAGACTTGCCAAGTGTCTAGGCGCTATATGTAGCGTTAAGATCTGATGGTAGAACGCTATATGTGGTGGTGTTCGTAAAGTGTTCCAGAGGTGCTAACTCCAACTTGTTTGTGTCGGGAGGTCTTGTATACGTAAGATAACGCTACTAATCGGTGGGTAGGGGTAGTGATAACAGGGGTCAATACCTTATAGATACATCATAGATGTCGTAAAAGATATATTGTGCGACATAGGGTACTAGGGGTGGGCTATAGCACTATGATATGTACACGCTATATATGGGGTATTGCCATAGTTTATATAGATGTTATGACATCCTTTTGTAGTAGTATCCGTGCAAGCAATCCTTTTTCGTACCCAAAACCACCCCCCCCGTAGGGTCGGGCTTTAATATTTACTTATACGTTATATATAGATAGTAATATGGGTTTATACCTATATAATTTCAGAACCTATTGACAAGGACGTACCGACTCGGTATGCTAGCGGTTAGTATTAGTTCTTTAATATCTCCCTACCTTCGCCTAATAAGCTGCTAAGCACGGCTAAGGTCATCAAGGTTTCCGAAAGGAAGGCGTCTGTCAGTCCCCTACTCTGTAATGGAATGGGTCAATAATCAAAGGCTGGTAGATAGCGCTCGAAAGAGCACTGAGAGGTAGGAACCCTTTTTATCAATGACTACAATCACTGTTAATGGTTGCCCCCCGCCACCGGGTCATCTGGTGCCCACCCACTAGGTGGTCCGCTGGGGGGGCTGTCGCGAGACGAGTGCTGAGGGGTTGCTGATCTCAAGTAACAAACGTTATTTGCTGAGGCCGATATACGAAATCTGGGGAAGCCCGGAAAGTAGTCACTATGGGAGTAGGCGGTAGTGTGCGGGGCTTGAGAGGTAGGGAGTTATTTAGGAATTAACATAGAGGGAAAAAATGGTATTACCACTTGCTAGAACACCAAACCCGTTCGCCAAACCTAGGATCAAAGTAATCTTAGTCAAACAAACATTAGAAGAGCTACAACTGATGCTAGACGATGACTGGAAAATAGCCAGCACCATGCCTCACGCGCAAGGGGCTCTACTCGTTCTCGTAAAGGAGTAGCTATGCCTAAACTGCGTCTTATGCACGTTAAACCAGGCGGCGTAAACAAGGTCTGGGACGTTATCTTAATGGATGGCCGACAGAACGCTAGGGTATTTTGTAACCTAGAAGGCACTGAGTTTATTGATCTTGTTATCTTAGATGGCGAGATATACCATCCTAAGAACGTCCGCGGTACCCCTGTTATTACTAAGTCTCAACGGCGTAGGAAGCTACAGCTAAGGCGTCAAAAACACAAAGGGAAAAAGCATGCCTCGAAGAACACTATGGGTTCGTGATGATGACATAGCAGCGTTTGATGCCATGGAGACCTTCACAGAACGCCCGTGGTGGCTACACATGGCTATTACCCGGAAACTGGATCTCCTCAAAGGCATGCCAGCTGAGAAGCCCCCTACGGTGCCCAAAAAGCCTGTTAAACGTACTATACTGCCCCCAGCTAATGCTGCTGACGTGGATCTATCTGGTTTTGGGAAGACGTACGGCATGAAACAAGATGTGCCTGTAGCACCGGTTACGAAGCATATTGAAGATGTGCCTATGTATGAGGACTTAGACTTTTAGCTACTAGAGCGCCTATTACTAAACCACCAAGAAACGCCACTCTTTCGGTAGTTATCTCTGGTTTAATGTAGTATCTGGCTATTCCTTCGGCCGCACCAACAATAGCCAAAGGTAGTACTTTATAGTCTTCACGATCCATTAACTTTCCCACTCGTTGTCGGGTGGTCTTTGTCGTGCTTCAATCTCGGCTTGCATACCCCTTAATACGTCAAGAGGGTAGAACTCTCCATATCCGGCTCGATGGGGGTGTACTTCTCCATACTCACCTAAGATATGCTCGGCTGGGCGTAGGCTGCGACAGGCCTTATCGCCTAGTGCTTCACGGATAGCTTCTACGTCGATCTCTTCAGTTATTTGCTCATGGCTAGGGGTAGCGTGTCTAGCTATAGCCTCTTCTTCTTCCCGTATTTCTTCGGGATCTTGTTCAATGCGTCTCATAAATAATTATTATACTCTTATGGCGGAGGGCGGAGTAATCGAAACCCACTCTTTCGAGCGCTTCGCTTAGCGGGCGAGCCGATCTCCTAGACCGTTCACCCTCCATTTGGCGGTAGATTGAGGACCCGACCCCCGTACACTTTCATGTAGCCTGGTATTCAAAGCCAGTCGCCGCTCCATGCAGCTGCTTAATCTACCTTGGTACTCAGTATAGGACTCGAACCTATAAGTCTTGTTAGACAGTCGGGTTTAAGCCGACAGCGTTTCCCCTTTCGCCAACTGAGCTGGTACTCTCGGTCAGACTCGAACTGACACTGATCCGGGTCTAAGCCGGAGTCCTCTACCATTGGGATACGAGAGCTTATTGGTACCACTAGTACGATTCGAACGTACAATCAGGGGGTTTTGAGCCCCCCGGCTCTGCCAGTTGGCCTATAGTGGCTTGGTGACACGTCTAGGACTCGAACCTAGGAAGCCGAAGCGCCGAGTTTACAGCCCGGAGTAATTGCCGCTATACGAACGTGCCTTGTTGGTGTCAACGCTTAGAATTGAACTAAGACCTTCTGTTCTTCAAGCAGATGTGCAGACCACTACACTACGAAGACATGAAAAAAGCCTCTCGTTTGAAGGAGAAGCTTCTTTCTAGGTTGGAGGACCTTATGGTGTACGCCCTACACAGGGTACTAGAAAGCTACTCCTTTGTCGGAGAGTACTAGACTCGACAATGAATAAAAGGCTTTCATGGAAATAGTATACCACAAAAAAGCCCATAGAGGGTGTTAGGCGCTAACCTATCCTTGTCTATGGGAGGAAACCGACTTTACCTGCTACGCCGCTCGAAGGTACGAGCTACCTTGCGCTACGAGACTCGGTTTGACTATCTATATTATATCACAAAATGGTTGCGGGTCTGGGATCTGCACCCAGTCCTACGGTTTATGAGGCCGCCGACTTATCTACTTTGTCCTACCCGCAGTGTTTATTGTAGCATAAGTGACTTGGCTCGGTGACTAGGGCTCGAACCTAGATTGCATGGCTCAGAACCACGTGTCCTACCATTAGACGATCTCCGATTATGGCTGGCAAGGTAGGCTTCGAACCTACATAAACTCCTGCTTCAAAGGCAGACGACTTTCCCAGTTTGTCTACTTGCCATTGGTCAGCGCAGCGGGTTACGATCCCACTTCTGCTCCTTGAGAGGGAACCGACTTAGCCAGTTGTCCATGCGCTGTGGTCACCCCTGAGAGTTTCGATCTCTCTTCCGATGCCTGAAAAACATCTATCCTAGCCAGTAGACGAAGGGGCGCTACTTTTGTTTTTACCGGGATTCCCGGTAATTGGTGGAGTTACACAGAGTCGAACTGTGGTCTACGCGTTGCAGGCGCATTATTCTAGCCATTAAACTACAACCCCTTGGTGCGTGTACTCAGAATCGAACTGAGGCTACCTACTTGGAAGGAAGGCGGTCTACCACTAGCGTACACACGCATACTTGGCTCCAGGTGAAGGCTCCGCCCCCTCGTCCATAGTTTACAAAACTATTGCTCTCCTAATTGAGCTAACCTGGCCTATTAAAAAAGCCCCTTTCGGGGCGTCTACTTTTGAACGTGCTGAACTACCCCGGTTAACCGATTGTGCCTTCTGCTTGCTGGGTCGTTACGTAATTCATAGACTTAATATAACACAAAAATGGAGAGTCAGACAAGAGTTGCACTTGCTTAATACCGGTTTGCAATCGGTAGCATATCTGTTCTGCCACTGACTCGTAATGGCTGGCATGGTCGGTTACGATCCGACGATCTACTCCTTAACAGGGAGGTGCTTTACCACTCAGCTACACGCCATTGGCGACTGTAAGGGGTTACGCTCCCCCGTCTTCCGGATGACAACCGGGTGCTCTGCTATTGAGCTACACAGTCATACTTGGGGTGACAGACCAGACGTGCGCTGGCTTCCTCCGACTTCACAGGTCGATGACTCGTCTACTTCGTCTTCCGTCACCGTATTGTAAAGGTATCGAATTAGACACCTTTAGATTTGGTAGACCCAGAAGGAATTGCACCCTCATCATCTGGTTCGAAGCCAGGTACTCTATCTGTTGAGCTATGGATCTTTGGTACCCAGTGAAAGAATCGCACTCTCGTCTTCTGCATGTAAGACAGACGTTCTACTATTGAACCAACCGGGCTGGTGGGCCATGACAGTTTCGATCTGTCGTTAACAGTATATAAGACTGCCGTTCTCCCATTGAACTAATGGCCGTTATTGGTAGGGGTACTAGGTTCTGCCCCTAGGTTTCTCGCGTATCAGACGAGGTTTCTACTATTGAAATACACCCCAGTATTGGAGAGTCTGGTGGGTGCCGCCCCCACGCTATCCTGCTTAAGAGGCAGGTGTTTCCCTGTTAAACTACAGACTCATGGAACTGCTGCTGGGTATCGAACCCAGGTTTAGGGCTTAGAACACCCCATTAACTCCCGTCAGCAGCATATGGTGCCTCCAGAAGGAGTCAAACCTTCCTCGGCTGATTAAAAGTCAGCTGCTCGGTCGCTAAGCCATGGAGACTCTTGGTCAGGGAAGACAGAATCGGACTGTCAACTCACGGTCCCAAACCGCACGTGTTGCCACTACACCATACCCTGATATTGGCACCCGGACTAGGAGTTGCACCCAGTTTTTAAGTTTTGGAGGCTTATAGGCTCTACAGCCATCCGGATATAGAAAAGACCAGCGGGATTGAAGCGCTGGTCTCTATAAGAAGTGTAAGTTGTTTAACTAATGTACTTTTACTTATGCAGCAGAAACCAGCGAGACATGAATATCGCGCTTATTTATCGGTTTGACTGTGCATCTTGTAAACATGGGCTTAGTTTACCAACGATTCTGTTTTAAGGCAATAGGACCCCCATTCCCCGGTAGGGATTGAGCGTACCCATAAGTCAATTACGTGGAGGGTAAGCCGGGGACCAGGTTGCGGGGTCGAACAGAGCCTGGATTTGAGGTCTACCCTCTACATACGTCTTTGTTTGAGAGAACTCGTGCACTTTCTGCACTACTTCTCGGTGATCGTACAACACCTTTGACTATTTACTGCTTGACAGGGTGAAGTTGGTAATGGTAGGATAGGGGTACTATTTGGCCATAGCAAGCAAGACCACCTTTCGGGGTGGTTTTCTTTATGGCCTTGGCTGGCAAGCAGCTAATAACTACTATATACCGCCTAGGCTTAGTTTGACAACCACCATATATAGCGTCATAGTGGATTAGGCAAACACTACATATAGCGTGAGGGAAAATAAATATGGCAGCAAATACTGCTCCGTCTCCAGATACAAACGAGACACAAACACCTCAAACAAAAACAGAAGAAACAAAAAGTAGTACATCTAACAACAACTCGGTAGTAGGCGCGACCCCTAGTAATATCGTTCTGACCCCTGAGCAATTCACAGAATTGATTAGTCGGTTAGGCGCAGGGTCTAGCACCGATAAGGCATCAGCTCCGTCTATGACGCCGGGCGTTGGCCTCCAGACTAACCCCTTTGGGCAGGTCGTAGGAACGGTCACCAAGTTTAATATCCAGCCCGACTACTACCCTAACCCGGTAGAGGATCTCTTGGCGGACTTTGATGACGATGTTCGTATGCGTCGTCACAACCTCCGAGAAAACTATTTCATTACCTTTGATATGACTGCTAAGCCGTATCAGACGAAGGACAATCTCAGTGTGCAAGAGCCAACGTTCCACCTGACACTCTATGCCAACGAGTTTGATGACGACGGAGAGGCAACAAGCCGAGCCTACGTTATTCAGACGCTGCACATGAATGAGGATGAAGAGCTGGCGCGTATTTACGCCTCAGAGCAGGGCGTAGAGGTTAATGACGAGGGGCTACGGAAACTCATGGACGATACCCGTTACTGGCGTATTCGCGACTGGTTAGTGGCTATTTTCTACCCACCTCGCAACTTTGAGATGAACACTCAAGAGTCTGAAGAGGCCATCGGTGGTTCAGTGGTAAAAGTGGTGACTAAGTCTAACGTTAAGGGCTTTGGTAATAAAGCTCCTAAGATTAAAGACGAAGAACTGAGTTAGTATGGCTGTACATATCGAAGACTCGGTTGACTTAATTGCCTGGAAAGTGATTCGAACTCGACCAGGCCTAGATGGTCGGACTGAATATCTGACAGGCGGTGGATGGGTTGCGAAAGACCCCGGTACCCAGGTTGTTTATGACGAAACTATGCTCTGGGAGGATGACGATCTACGGGCTCTCGCAGACGCGCTTAACGCAAAACTGAAATATAAGAGATAGCTTATGGCGGTTACCTATAAACCGCACCCCAAGCAAGTAGCCGCGCATAGAGCGTTCTTATTGGATGGTTTTAAGCGCGGTACGCTGTTTTGGGGTAGACAGTCCGGCAAGACGATGTGGTCGGTCTATATGGCGTGGATAGCTGCCTGCATGAACCAGGGGCAGTATTTTATTGTCTTCAAGACGTATTCTCAGGCCGCACAGGTCGTTTGGAAACAATATCTACATACGATCCCCAAAGAGCTCATTCAGGTCAAAGGGGGCATTAACAACGACGATCTACGTATTACCTTCAATATCTTAGATGGCTACATTGTCCTGCCCGGTATAGGCAAAGTGGCAGTGAAGCATAACCCGGACCTGCCGCCATCAAGCATAAGGCTTTTGGGGAGTGACCAGGCTGACTCTCATCGTGGTAATAAGGCGCAAGGTATCGTTTTCGACGAGTATGCCGACCAGAACCCCGCTAACTGGGATGAGGTTTATAAGTACTTCCTAGCCACTACTGATGGTTGGGCTGTCTTTATGAGCACTCCTAAGGGGTATAACCACTGGTATGACATGTTGCAGTACGCCAACGTTAAGGCTAATGGCTGGTATTTCTCTAAGGCTACGTGGCGGGACTCTCCCTATGTTACGGAGAAGTGGATCACTCAGGAGCGAGCTGAGGCTGAGAAGACTGGGACTCTTAATGCTTTCTTACAGGAAGTGGAGCTGGAGTTTCGAGCGGTGCAGGGATCGGTCTACCCGACGTTTAAGCGTTCGTCTCATGTCTGTCCGCCCGATAAGGTACCGGAGCAGGGTACAGACTATGTGACTATCGACTTTGGCTACGCTAAAGAGCACCCTATGGCCGTTAACTTCATTCGTTGTGACATTGAGGATAAATGGTGGGTATATGACGAGATCCACGTTACCGAGACGGAGCTGGACTCGGTTATAGAGATGATTAAGCTGAAAATGGGCTCTCACCGTATTACGGCTATTATCGGCGACTCCGCCCGGCCTGATCTTATTGCTTATATGCAGTCTAAGGGTCTTCCGGTAGTGCCTTCGCCGAAGCAGGGGGGCAATTCTATTATCTCTGGTATCCAGCTACTGGCGATCCGACTGCGTCCACGCATGCAGTTGATTGGCGAGCCTATGCCGCAGATTATGTTCACGAGTAACTGTAAACATACCATAATGGATTTCGAGCAGTACAAATACCCGGAGATTAAAAAAGATCGTCCATCTAATGAGCTGCCTATGAAGGTGAATGATGACCATTGTGACGGTATCCGCTATCTGGCACTTTATCTCAAATATGGTGTTATAAAGGCAGATAAGATCTCTAAACCGATGAACTTTGGTGCCTATGGTGTCATGCCTCCTGTCTAGTGATATACTGATTAAAAAGGGAAACAAAAAACAAAATGGACCCAGATTCGCTCAAAACGAGCACTAAAAACACAAATGCTACCAAAAAACGACTCAAAGCCACGAAGAGCGGCGGGGGAGATGACTACGAAGAGATTGATCCCCAAACTGCTGGTGAGACTGAGCTTGATGAGTATGTGCTCAAAGTACGAGCTGACTTCCGCTATGATCTCCTAGCCCACGATAACTACATACAGAACTTTGACGCCTATGAGGCGATGCTTATTAGTCAGCCTTATGACTCTGTCAGTAAAAAGATCCAGAGCGGGCTGTCTGACGGTCGTACGACAACTATTTACCAGGAGCGAGCCGCTCGGGTTATGGGGCAGCTGCCAAAAGGCAGCATGAAGGCTGCGGGCAAGAAGGACGCTGGGGCTTCCGCTGTACTAGATATTATCCTTCAGAAGTATGTCTACCCTAATGCTAATGCCCAAGCTCCCCTACTGGAGAAGTTTCGTAACTGGCAATTCTATAGCTCTGTTTACGGATACATGCCGATGTTCTATGACTGGGATGTTGATGAGTCTAGTGGCTATATAGGCCCCCAGTGTTGGCTCTGGCACCCTCGCAACTTTATACCGCAGATCGGTTATGCCTCTATTGACGACATGGAGTATGTTACCGCTCTAACCTTTGTTGGTAAGGGCTTCATTGAAGATCTTATGGAACAAGATGATGATGCTGGGTACGACAAAGACGAGTGTAAGGTACTCCTAGATCTTATAGAGGAACGGCTACGCTTCCCTGATGCTCGGCGGGACTCTCTGGTGACGCGAGAGCGCCAATCACAAGCGGATAAGGGTCGCATTATGCTGGCCACTCGATACGAGTGCGGCGAGGATGGCAACTGGGTTACCTTCGCTCCGGAGTATAATGGAGTGGTAATACGGACTATCCGTAACCCACACAAAAATGGAAAAATACCCTTCGTCGTCAAATATGCCACCCCGTTGTTCGACAACTTCTACGGACTCGGAGACTTCCAGCGAGCCAAACCATTACAGTTTGCCAGTGACGGACTTGACGCCTTCTACTTTGCGTCTCTTAAGAGAGGACTATACCCGCCTACTATTATTAACCCAGCCGGGGTTGTCAAAAGCAGCATTACGCAAGACCCTGGGGCCATCTGGCAAGAAACAATAAAAGACTCTATTCGCGAGTACGCTACTAACCCGGTGGGCATGAGTACTTACCAGAACGCTAAGACTCTGATGAATAGTGCTCTGATGAACCAGGCCGGTACTACTGATATGGCTTCTACTGCTATGTCAGCTGATCCAGCTTCAGGTAAGTCTCCACAAGGGATTGCTCAGCAGCAGCAGCGTGAGAGTGCGCGGGACAACCAAGACCGTTTCTACTTAGAGTCTAAGATCGAGGTGCTTGTTGATCGCATGATGGGGCTGTTTGGCACTATCGCCACTGAAGACATACCAGTTGACCTGTTTGTGGACGACTTCAAAGACATAGAGGTCTCTGGTTGGGGTGATGATCTTAAGGACATGATAGAGGTGAGCGACTCTCAGCAGTCTGGACACATGACTATCAAGCCAGCCTTCTTTAAGAACTTGAGCTTACGCTTCTACTTAGACGCCAACTCTACCGCTAAGGCCGACAAGAGCGCTCAACTGACCAACCTAGAGGGGTTTGTTAAGAATCTCACCAGTATGCAGAACGTACTGACCCAAGCTAACGACCAGGGATGGATGCTCGATGTAGTCCAGATCGCTAAACTAGAGGAAGATTTGTCTGATGTGCCGGAAATGGGCAAGATATTCCGCAAGATGACTCCCGAGGAGCAGCAGACCTATCAGCAGTCAAAAGCCGCAGCTAACCCTAAGCCACCTGAGCAGATAGATACCACCGCTTTCAAAGACCTACCGCTATGGACGCGTCCACAGTGGTTAGGTAAGCAGGGGTATCAGCAGCCTCAAGGGGCTACAATGACGACTCCTGCCGAGGAAATGAAAGCCCAGGAGATCCAGATTAAGCAGCAACAGGCTAATAAACCAGCCACCGGAGAGAAAGCTCCTGCTAAGTCTACTAAAACGCCGGTAGTGGTGCATAATGGACATACGATCGCTGATCCCAAGATAGCAGCAGCCCACATTAAATTAGGAGAGATGGCGAATGGCAACACCAAGTAAAAACCCTATGGCCTCCCTTCGGCCTATGGCAACAGACTTTGATATACAGGAGCCGGTCAATACGTTAGATGACTCTGACGAGAAGCGCAAGAAGAGCATAAGCAGAACTAAGCGGTGGAAAGAGTTTCTGGTGTTCGCGGAAGAGAGAGTAGACCAATATAGGAACTTTCTACCCGGTGCCAACCCGGCTATTAAGAAGTCCGACGACAACTGGATAGTGGCTGACTGCATCATTAAGGAGCTGCAAGTCTGGAAGAACTTTGTTGAAGGTGGAGACATCTAGTGGCTGGCCCTCTGAAGCCAGACTCATGGTATGAGAACCTTGGCGTAGAACCACCAGAGCATATTGTCCATACTGGGTCGGCTGATCCGATTAAGCCAGACAACCATAAGCACCAATGGCAAGCTCGTGGTAACTTACTGCACTGCGATCAGGGGCAGAACGGGCACGGTGTTCCTTTCGATCATGTTAATAAGATTTTGGTTGGTACTAGCCCTGAGGGTGCCCCGATTTATAAGGATGTGGTGTTAGCTAATCAAGCTGAACTTGACAAGCTGAAGTCTGTGTCTAATACTGGTAAGTAACGTGGCGCCCGGCGCAAAAATAAAACGAGGGCTGATAACAAAAAGGAAAACAAAATGGCTACGCCTCCTGTTGAAGACGACGCAACAAACACTGATGGTAATACCGCAGTAATAGATCAAACGTCAACTGGGCAAGAAGAAGCTCAGCAAGTAGCAGATACTTCTACCGGTAATGCCGAAGAAGACCAAACTGCTAATAGCGAACAAAATACGAACGCAGAAGAGGTCAAACCTCGTGGTGAACGTAGACATGAACGCTACATAGACAAGCTGAGTGCGGAGATTCGCCTAGGTACTGAGCAATCAGGCCGCTACGACGACTCATTATTCGCTCCTACTCCCAAAAAGTATGAACCGCTGACCTTTAAGGAAGGCGAGGAATACGATCCCAAACAACTCGAAGAAGACCGACAGAAGGTGGCTGACAACAGCCGCTCAGAGGGTCGAGAACAAGGTTATCGCCAGGGGACTACCCGGGCAACACTAGAAAACTTCGAAACCAAACTGGACATTGACAAAGATAGAGTGGCTGCTAAGTGGGATTCTCTGGATCCCGACGCTGAAGGGTATAACCCTAAGCTGGAGCAGTACCTAGTGACCCAGTACATCGCCTTCGCTGGCGTTGAAAAGGACGCTAAGGGTAACATTTCTATTACTAGACCCAACATCCGCTTCCGAGACTTCGTGGATGCCGAGATGCAGAACATGGAAGACTACGCTAGTACTCGTAACCAACAGAGCACTAATAACGTCCGACAGCAAGCTGCTCGCACAGGGGTTCGCCCCGGTGGACAAACTCGCGCCACTAAAGAGACGCATGGCTTTGACCCTAATGACGCAGCCGGATCAGTCTCTCGAATGAGTAAGAAGCAGTATTTTGACCTCGGTGGCAAGGAAGCTTCAGACGCTTACTTAGCCAAGCGCGGCCTCGCCTAATAAAACAATAAAAACCAAAAGAAAAGGAAATTAAGCATCATGGCAGATGTAACAACCACTACTGAGGCATATCTAATTGCCCAAAAGTGGACTAAAGAAGTTGAGCTACCTTTTTACAAAGCGCTCCGATTCCAGAACCTTATCACTCAGCGTGGTAGTCTGGTTCAAGATGGCGGTAACGTCATCAACGTGCCTTTCCTGGGTACACTGAACGCTCGTTCTAAGAGCGCCAGCACCAACGTCACTTTTGACGCCAACACGGAAACCACAATCACTATTAACATTAACAAGCAGACTTACTCAGCTGTTCTTATTGAAGACATCGCCAAAGTACAGGCCAGCTACGACCTACAGTCTCTTTACCGAGCTGCCCAGGCTGAAGCTGTAGCCCGACAGGTCGACACCGACATCGCTTCTCTTTACACAGGAGCTGGTACAACGGTAGCGGCTGGTGCGACAGTTACTGACCCGAACATCATCTCTATTGTTACTACTTTTGACGCCAACAACGTTCCACGAAGCGAGCGTTACGGTATCATCGGTAGCTACACTGAAGGTGACTTGCTGAACGTTAACAAGTACGTAGCTTATGACCAAACTGGTCAAACCGGAGTAGCCGTTAAGGATAATGGCTCAGATGATTCCCTAGTTGGGCGTCTCTACGGTATGGAACTACACATGTCAAACAACGTTGTTGTGACTGGTGGTTCAGGTTATGACGTGTTCTTCCACAAAAAGGCTCTATCAATCGCTATGCAGCTTCCTCCTACTTACAAGATGGAAGACTCTGTTGACGCTATTGGTATGAAAGCTGTGCTTCACTGTATTTACGGAGTAGCCGTAGAGCGTTCAACCGCTCTCGTAGCGCTTTCACGAACAACAGCCGCCTAGACTGATCGCTTAATCGGGGAGGGAGAGTCAACCTCACCTCCCCACCATAAACCCTAGCGGCCGGGGAACGGTCCGCATAAACAAGGAAACAAAATCATGTCAAAAGGACAATATATTGCAAACGGTAGTGACAACGTGTTCGTTGCCTCCAACCAGGCAGGGCAGGCTCTGTCACTAGCCCTAAGCACCACGCAGACTGGCTTCACCCTAACTAACCCAGTTCAGTCAGGCGTGAACCTGATAATCCTGCAAATCCGTGTTGCCTTTACGACAGCTCCAGCTGGTATAGCCAGCGTCGTAGCTGCCGCTAATGTCAACCCGATAGCCGCAGCCGTCACTCAGACCACTCCGCTAACCGTTCGTAACGCTAAACTTGGTAGCACTCAGCAGGCATCTGGTCTAGCCGCCTCTGCCGTAACGCTGCCCGCTGCTCCTGTAGTAGTCCGGGCAATCGGTGGTCCAGTTGCTACCGGTTCAGTCAGCCAACCACAGATCGTTGACGATGTTGACGGCGCATTGGCTTTGACGCCAGGCACAGCTTTGTCGATTAACTCTCTGACAACTGCCATCAGCGCGATCATTTCGGTCACTTGGGCAGAAGTTAACGCTTTCTAGTAAAACTAGGAAGTCTATAGTACTCTATTATTAGTAACTAAATAACTAAGGAGATTAGTATGGTACCAGATAGTGTCCAAACTCCAGTAGATCCTACGGCTCAGCCCGTAGTACCTACTACTGCTGCGGAGCAAACTGCTCCTGCAACCACTCAAGACGCCTCTGCTCCCGTCGCAGATGTGCAATCAACAACCGTCGCAGATGTGCCAGCTCCAGCAGCTGACGCACCAACACCTCCAGAGGCTGAAGCGCCTGATGAAGCCGCCGCAGAGCCCGCAGAAGAAGCGGCTCCCGGAACCCCAGCGGTTCCTGCGACTGCTACTACACCAGAAGTACCACCAGTCGGTGATAAAGACGGTGATGCAGTAGCCGACGAAGCTGCTCGCGTAGCCCGCGTAGAGGCAGCTGCCGTTGCTGAGCAAGCTAACCTGGCCCGGGATCTTTCCCCTGTCGAAGAAGTAGCTGCGTCTACTGATGGTCGGATTGATGGTAGCAACATTGGTTTAACGACTAATGACGACATCATCGCTAGCCTGCCCAAGAACGAGCAGGGTCAGGTAGAAATTGACGAAGATGGTCAGGTAGTCGGACTAGATCCAGCTAACCAGCCAACACCTCCTACAGCCTAAGTTGTGCTAGAATGGGGCTATATGCGCCTTCTCCATGACTATATAGCCATAGAAAACGACAAGCACGAGTCTACAACTAAGTCGGGCTTACACTTAGCCAGTGCCATTAAGACTTATCCTCCTACTGGCACTGTTAAGCATGTAGCGGCCACAGTCAAAGACATCAAGGTGGGCGATCGCGTACTCTATAAAGTCCATGCTTCCGTAGACATAGAGGGCGACCTCCAGGTGGTTCCTTATAGTGGGGTCATCGCTATATTATGAGAGCAGCTACTCGCAAGGATATGCAGCCCGTACGGGAGAATACTACCTCGTTTCGTGATGCAGTCGTAAAAAAAGTATCTCATGCTGACCTAAAAGATCATGGTGGGCACTCAACCATAAGCATGACGTGGAACTTGAGCCCATCTTCAATACGCGACCAAGTATTCTTACTGGAAATAAATGGCGAGAAAGCCTACATAGACCTAGAGGAGCTACTCAGCTATACGCGCCTGATATGATACAATAAAATCAGAAAAGAAAAACAAAAATGGCTCTACAAAATGCTCTAACGCTCAAGCGTGGCAACACCCTCGTTATAAATTATACTAACCAGGACAATACCCCGGTCGCTCAGGGTGGTCCTCAGCCTATTAGCCTTAGTGGGGCTACTATATATTTTACTGTCAAGGTGAACCCAGGCTGGGACACGACTGCCAACGACTCTAGTGCTATATGGCAACTAACTTCTACCGGAAACACTGGTAATACCTGCACCTTTACCTCTACCCCTGTTGAAACCTGGGTTAACCCCCAGACGTATGCCTGGGATATCACCGTAGACTATGGATCCGGCAACGTTATAACAACGGTAAGCGGCACTATCCAGATTATCGGCACTCCAACCAACAAGGCGAGTTAGATGAGCGGCGGCGTAACTACTTACGATATAGCGGCTAGTCTCAACAGCGCCGGTAAACCGGTTGCTGCTACTGTAGCTAATGTTACGAACATTACAGGAGCTGTCAGCGTGATTGGCGCACCGGGCCCAGCTGGGGCAACAGGGGCAACAGGACCCGCGGGCCCAGCTGGAGTACCTGGAGCTCCTCTCTACATCGATATTGCTGACTATGGTGCCATAGGTAATGGTGCGGTAGATAATACTGTCTTCATTCAAAATGCTATTAACGCTGCCCACGCTGCTCAGGGGGGCACTGTCTTCGTTCCTGTAGGCAACTATAAGATAACAGGTGCCCTAACACTCTATACGGGTGTCTCGGTACTAGGCGAGGGCTCAGAAGCCTCTCAAATCACTCAGGCTAATACAGCAGCTAGTGTCTTCACTGCTAATGACGCCGCCTCTATTAGTCTGACTGGTCTATACCTCGATGGTCCAGGCTCAGGTACGGGTGTTGGTGTTAACTTTGGCTGGACAGGGGCGGGAAATGTTCCTTATCTTAACTTCACCGACCTTAAGGTCTATAACTTCGGCTCTGATGGTATCGCTATTGAGACCCCTATTGTGTCATCTTTTACTCAAGTAGTCTGTAAGAGTAACGGTGGTTATGGGGTCAACTTCTACCACGCTGGTACATCTTGTGTCTTTAACGACTGCTGGATGAGACTAAACGCCTTTGCTGGGTACCACTTCTACCAGTCGGTCTACATGTCTCTTAATGGCTGTGCGGCTGACAATAACGGTGTTGGTTACCTGGTAGAGAGTGCTCAGAGCATCAACTTTAATGGCTGTGGCGCCGAGACGCAAGTCGTGGGGGCAGGGGCTTGGGATGGTACTGGCTTCAAGATCAGTAACAGCTCTGTTGTGGGTATCCACAACGCCTGGATCACGGGCAACCCAGCTGTTGGTATATGGGTGACTAACGGTTCTATCGCTACAGAGATCTTCGGTGCAGCCGATAACTCACCTGGAGTAGGTGCTACTGCCTTTGTTAAGACTGACGTTAGCACTAACACTACTCTGTCTGATGTCCACAACACGACCGCCAATAGCTACTCGGCCGGTACGGTTACTGTCTTAAATGATGGTGCCAACGGCATGCTTACTAAGCAGCTAACGGTCAAGGACTCTAGTGGTTCAATGATCCTAACAGCTGCTTCTGATGGTGGTGAATATAACCTGGAAGTGGACACCAGTGGAACATTAGCGTTATACGGACAGGGCGGTCAGCACCTTAATGTTGATCTACTTGACGGCAACCTAACGGTAGCTTCTGGGACGACGACTCTAGGCGGTGGTCTGCTCATACCGGTAGTCGTAAAATCAGGTAACTATATCGCAACTGCCTCCGATAGTGTTATATTAGTAAGTGGAACTACCGCGATTACACTGCCTACCGCAGTGGGGATCACAGGCTATGCCTACAACATAAAAAACACCGGTTCTAATACTGTAACCATAAATACCACTTCAAGTCAGACCATAGATGGCAGCCTAACCGCTACCATGTCGGTCACAAATACGAACTTGACAGTGGTATCGGACGGTGCGAACTGGAGAGTAATATAAAATGACCTATTACCCCAACAACTCAAACGGCCAATCTACTTCTGCTAATAGCGCCCCTGTTGTTATAGCTTCCGATCAAAGCTCTGTACCTCAGCAGATGACAGATTTATCCCTAGCCCTTAAGTCCTTAATAAATGTTTTGGTAAACCCGCCATGGGTAGACGATGCTACCGGGATGTTAAAGGTTGAAACCTACGGTCAGCAATCAGCTAACGGTAACCGCCAATGGTCTGACATCAGTCAGTTTTGGGGTAGCACCTCAGCTATATCGAGCTCCACGGCTTCTGGCTTCTCAGCTATGGATAGCTTTCTAAATCCGCTATCTCAAACCTCGTGGGCCGGCAGCATAAGAGGAAGAATTAACTAAGGAGAAAACATGGCACAACCACCACTTGTAACCAATTTCAGAGACGCGATAGACCTACCACAATGGCGGTCAATAGCAAACGCTATATCCGGTAATGCCGCCGGTTCTTATATGGCTTATGATATGAGAGGCGATAAGTCTTGTCATCCGCTGACCTACTACTTACTATCTAGTAGCGTTCTGCAAACTTATAATCAGAAGAACAACGAGTGGGTTCAACTTGCTTCTCCTGGACTGGCCGGTACGTTCGGAGTTGGGGCAGCCGCTATTTTCCACCCCTCACAAGGTCCACGGGGTACTCTGGCCTCCGCTACTACTACTACCGTTACCCTGACGACTGCTCTGCCAGCTGCTGTCGGTATCAACCAGTTAGCTAACCGTGGCGATGGTCAAGGCTTCCGTATTCGTATCGTCGGTAACCACGCTGCCGGAGCTGGTAAAACTGAAGAGGCTTACATAATCGGTAACACCTCTGGTACAACCCCCGTAATTACCCTAGACCGCACCCTGAGCTTCACTCCAGCTTCGGGAGACGCTTACGAGATTATCTCGGGTCGTGTCTTCCTGCTTGGCGCTGGTACTACCGCTGCCGGAACATGGAAGTATTACGATATAGCCACTAACTCATATTCTGGCAACCTTTTAACTACCAACCTACCTGTCACTGTTGGTACTGATTCATGTCTAGTAGCCATGAGTGAGGCCTATGTTCCCTATACTAATGTTCCGGGGCAAGGGCATGTATCGGGCGCTTCTAACTACTCCAACTCAACTACTAGCCCGATGGCGATTCCTTGTCTATCTGCTACCGCCTCTGCTGCTGCTACGATTACTGGTCAAAGTGCTGCTGGTGACGCTGCTGTCCGTACCAACCAGTACCGTAACTTCCAGATTAGAATTGTTGAAGATACTGGTACGCCTACGGCCGCCGGTCAACGACGCAACATAACTTCCCACACTGCCGGAGCTTCAGCGGTTTATACAGTACCGGCCTGGACTGTCCAGCCTAGCGCTACCGCCAAGTTTGTTATAGAACCCAATGATGACCTGATTCTACTTTGGTCAAGTGCTGTTGTGACTACCTTTACTTACTCTATCTCCGGCAACGCCTGGGACGCCTCAACTACGTTCGCTTCGAGAGGTTCGGCTGTAGGGGCTGGCTGTAAAGCCGAGTTAGCCTTTGGTATTACTGATCCTACGGGCAACGTCAATAACGGTATGATCTATTCTCTCCGTGGTGGTTCGTCTAGCATGGACGTGCTGGATATAACTGCCGGTACTAACGGAGTATGGGCTAACGCTGTTACTTATGGTGGATTAACTGCTTCTTTCTCAAGCGGTTCAGCGGAGTCGTATGACCCCCTAACCAATCAAGGGCGGTACATTTATCTTAACCAGAACGCTTCACAGCGTAATTACCGTTTCGACATGTTAAATAGAGTTTTAGAGCCGTGGGCTTTCCTGAACTTTGCTCAAGGTGGTACTACTTCAGTAGGTGAAAGAAGTTTTTGTATTTTCTACTTTGACCCTAGCTCTACGGCTAGACTCTCCCAGTGGGCACAGGTAAGAAACTCCACCGTTGAAGCGTGGTCAACTGTGATACAGAGGTAATAATGGCTGACCAATCACCGCTCAATCGAACAAATACAGGAGCGCTAACTAACGTAGCGTCTTCTAATACTAGCGTTACTATCTTGGCGAGCAACAACAGCCGATCTGGAGCGTATTTCTATAACGACTCTACGCAGGTGCTCTACTTAGCCCTAACTTCAGCTGCTGCGAGCAGCTCAGCCTATACCGTGCAGCTAGCTGCTGGTCAGTTTTATGAGCTACCCCAGGCACCAGTCTGGACGGGAGTTATCACCGGTATCTGGGCTTCAGCCAATGGCAACTTAAGAGTCACGGAGCTATCTTAAATGCCTCTTTTCCCATCTAACCCTTTACCGGTTGCTCAAGGTGGTACCGGTGGCGCTACCTCTACGGGCTCCGGCGCTGTAGTGTTGGCTTCAGGGTCAACCATTACCTCTTTGACAACTAACACCCTCCTAACGGCCAACACTCAGCTCAACATTGTCGGCGCCAGCGGCACCTTAACGCTGACCGCTGCCAGTGATGGGGGAGACTATAACATCTTCTCGGCTAACGGGGCTCAGGTTTTAGCTTTATATGGATCTGGGGGCAATACCCTAAACCTCAACCTGTTAGACGGTAACTTACGTCTAGGCAGCGCTGATCGTATTACCAACGCCGGGGTGTTCTTCCCTGTACAGGCTATCACTGCTAGTGCTCCTGCCTATGTTAAGGGCGGTATGTATTTTGACACTACTCTCAACAAGATGAGGATAGGTGGTGCCACTGCATGGGAGACGGTCACCTCAGTTTAGTGGTATAATTTAGAAAAGCTCAAAAACAAAAAGGAAAAAACATGGCGTTACCGATATTAGGGGGAGGCCCAGACGTTACAGCCGGTACACCGGGTATCATAGGTGGCGCTCAGTCTGTTGGCATAGCTAATAAGATAAACTCCCAGCCTTCTGGCAGTAATAACGCTCCTGTAATTACTACTAATAACAACCCTCCTGCTAACACTGGGCCAACAGCTGCTCAGCTTGCTGCTAGCGCTCTACAGACTAAACTTGCCGGACTTATCGGGACGGGTACTAGCAGCGCTATATCTGGTGGAGTTGGTGGTACTGCTCAAGCTCATCAGGGAATTGTAAATACAGGCTCGACCGCAGTCGCTCAAGAGGGCGGTCAACAAAACACTATCGACAATACCCGTAAAGACATCGGTATTACTCAGATCAACTCTATTAAGCAGCTACTCAACACTCTCCATGAGGGGCTCTTTGGTACTGGAGTGCAGCTGGGTAACACTGGAGCTTTATCGTCTAGTGCTCGTGACGCTGCTTCTAGGGCTTATGCTAACTATGATAATGTCCAGACTAATGCTGCCAACAACACCGCAGCCGTAGCTAACCAGGATCAGGATACTCAGCAAGCCAACCTAGAGTTACTTAAGTCAGCTAGCAAGACTCAACTTGATGCCGCCCGTGACGCTGGGGTCACAGCGGTAACCGCTAAGGCTCAGGCTGATATGCAAGCCCTTAAAACACAGATTCTCTACTCCGGTGGAGATCCTAACTCTGTTCCCGCTAAAGACACTCAGGATACGATTATCCAACAGGCTCAGGCTGACCTAGCCCAAATAGATAAGAATTATCAGGATATGCTTAATGGCATCCATCCGATGACCTCAGATCAGATCGCCACCAACGCCGTGGCCGGGAGTAACGCTGGAGTGGTTCCGAGCTCAGGCACTCCCGTCTCCTCTACTGGCATAATCCCTCCTTCTGCTGCAACTACACAGGCTGGTGCCCCTGCACCATCACTCATACCGCTAACACTGGGACAGGTCGGAAGCAACAAGACACAAGCACCGGGGTTCTAGCCTATGAGTCTCCATCTTACGGGTAAAGGTTCAATACTGGACGCTATAGGAGGCGCTCTTAACACGGGCGCTAACGCTGTCGTGGCTGGCGCTAAAGACGTAGGCGATCTTGGTTCTCTGGGCCTAGCTAATCTTACCGGCAACCAAGTTGCTGCTGGGAACGCTCGGTCAGCCATAAGCAATAACGATAGGAACCTATCAGGTCAAAGCCTCCCTCAAAATCTAGGAGGGCTTAGCCAGGATATTGGTCTTACTGGAATGGCGCGGCAGGCCGTAGCTGCTCCCTTAGTTTTAGGGGAAGACATCGGTACAGGGGTCGGCAACATGATTACCGGGCAACATAACAGTCCTAGTGACCCTAATCTTCTACCGAACTTAAGGGGTGCGAGAAGCTTTGCGACCAACCATGGGAAGACAAATATAGATAGCCCCCGAGCGCTAGCTGGAAACATCATCGGTACAGGGGTCAATGCTCTTACGCTAGGTAAGGGGAAAGCAGCTGAACAAACCCTCGAAAAAGGGGCTGAGAGTATTCTGGGCAAAGGGGCTATAGATAAAACTCTTAGTCGTATATTCGCTTCCGGTACTACAGCTGGTGGCTATGGAGCAGGTCAAGGTACGGCCAACGCGGTAGCTACTGCCCAAACTCCTGGACAGGTAGCCTCAGATATACTTAAGCCAACTATACAAAACGCTATTATCGGTGGTGCCGCTGGCGGTGTCACACGTATCCCGGCCTTATCAGTAGCTGCAAAAGATGAGTTTATGAAAGCGGGTGAAGGTGGCGGTCTTCACAGTGACCCTCACGCTCCTTCGACACCAAGTTGGTCAGACGTACCACACGGTAACGAGCCAACACCATCCATTGACTGGACAAAGGTGCAGGGTGCTAATAAAGAGCTGTCTCAGACCGTACAGGAAACAGCTCAAGGGCTGAGACAGCAGGACTTGATGATGCGTCCGCAACCAACCGACCTCTATAAACAGATCCAGAGCGCGGGCGGCATTGGCTCTAGTGAATATGATAATATCCCACTCCACCTTAAAAGAAAAACTGGCATGTCTATGGATCGAGTGGCCCAGGAATTGGGCTACCCAGACCACGAGACGCTACATGAGGCTATCCTCCGTGAGGGAGAGATCCGGTCTACTCCTAATGCCCCGCTTAAAACAGCAGCTGAGTATAAAACTAAGGCTGCTAAGCTTATTCACGATAACCCGCACCAGTTTGATAACGTAGAGGCTCGGGCCAAGGCTGAGAATAGCCTTAAGGATCAAGCTGCTGCCGACAAGGCTAGTGGTTATGACAAAGCTAAGTACCAGGTACCGAAAGGATCTCCAGACAAGAAGTTTAGCCAACTTCTCTACGACAAGACGCACTCACCAGAGTTTCAGGCTCGCGGGGGACGTGGCGTTGTTGGTGGAACAGGTGCCCAGCTATCGTCTACTCGCGACACCCTGGAGATGACTAAGGCTAACCTAAAAGATGCTCAAAAAGCTTTTGACCATGCCAACAAGAGGGGTACCCCTGCTGCCAGAGAAGTAGCTAGGCAGAACCTAACCCGAGCTAAGCGTGACAACGTTTTTACCGTAGGTCAGGAGCAGATACACTCCTTAGCTTATAAGCGATCTGCTGAAGCGCTTGACGCTGCTCATCCAGATGTAAACTTGACCGCTAAGTCAGGCGTCCGTTTAACGCGCAATCAACCCTATGAGGTGGCTCATCCCGTCAAAGTAGCTAGCAGTGCCCCACAAGCACCAACAGAAGCTCCAGCGCCTCCTATGGAGTCTACAATAACACCAGGCAAGAGCCGTATAGCTACTAAGATCAATGCACTGCCGGCAGAGGGAGAGGTACCCAAAGGCCCCAACCTTAACGAAGGCGCGTTTGGTGCTGAGGATCAGGCTAAACTAGAGGAGATTATCAAGAAAGAGGAAGCCGCCCGTGACGCTCCAGCCAGCACCGCCGGGGACGAGGCCATCTTACAGGGGATCAAAGACCAAGCCTCTGATGCGGACATCGTTAAGAGCTACATGGAAGCTACAGGTGCCGATGAAGCTACAGCTAAGAAGGCTTACGGCATAATCGAGGACAATCCTCACGCTGAAACAGCCGGCGCTGCCGAGAACAACCCTCTTCATGAGAAGGTAGCTAGCCCGAAGATAGAAACACCGAAAGCCAGAAGCGGTACGGTGCGTCTCTTATCTAAAAGCGGTAGCTACGTACGGAATAACCTTATAAAGGCCGCCATGAGTCGAGCGACTGGTGGCAAAGCATGGCTCGACTACCTGGAAGGACGATCAAAACAAGAGTTTGATAAACTGGCACCGGAAGATCAAGCATTAGCGGATAACTTACGCAACCATAGTATTGAAGAGGTAGCCAAAGGTGCCAAAGATCCTGAAGCTTTTACGACCTTCGCTAAACGAGCTGCCTATATTCAGGACTATCTATCTGAGACTAAGCGCTTATACAACAGTGGCGATCCGACTCTATACAGGAAGAATTACGGTGCTAAGCTATATGCCGCAGAGCCCGGCGCTCCTGAGCATGCCCCAGCGACCCCTAAAGAGTTTCCTACCGCCCCAGAAGATGACTCTCGGCACTATCACTCCTACCAGGACTTAGAGGAAGCCACTGGGCAGGTTCGCACTACCAAAAACTTTATGGAGGATCTCTCAAAAGACATTAGCAAGGGCCGATACGATACTACTCAGCGCAATCTGCTCCACGGCTTACGCCAAGGCTTCGGTGAAGACAAGGTTAGCTTTGGTGATACCTACAACCCTCAGCACGTTCAATTAAAAGACTTTCCCAGCGTTTACGCCGATAAGGAGATAGCCGGTAAAATTAACTCTCGTTCAATGCACGAGTACAATAAAAATGTTGGCGGGCAGTTAGCTAAACTATATGACGAAGCCAACAACGCCCAGAAAACCACTAAATTAAGTGGTAGTGGGTTTCACCATATTAACATCGGGCTCAGTGCCACGGCTCTTGATCCTAGGATAGCTGTTCAGGCCGCCCGAGCGACTGTAGATCCCCAATTCTTCCTTGATAGCATGGATAAGTGGGAGTCTAACGGCACCCTAGAGAAGTACCTAAACCATGGCGGTACTCTTGGCGGTGGTAGTGAGTTTGACAGCGGTATCAATAAAGTACCTGGTATAAAGCAACTTCACGCCTCTCTATTCCAACGCGAGATACCTTATGCTAAAGTGGCTAACTTCGAGAAGTTCACTAAGGGGATGAACCCTAATACGGCAGAAGGAGCAGCTAAGTTAGGTCGAGTGGCTAACGCCACCAACGAAATCTTCGGTGGTATGAATAGAGTATTGAGCGGCCTTCCTCCTGGCGTCTTTAAGGTTGTCGCTCGTGGTGTTCTGGCGGTCGACTATAACGAGGGCCAGATCAGGACTCTTATAGCTGCTGTAGCAAGGGGCGGTCCCGAGGGACGTATGGCTCGGCAGATGATAGGTGGTCGTGCAGCCATCCTCGCTACACCTGGAAGCCTACAAGCTATCGCCTCCGGCCAGATCGGTAATAATCCAGAAGACATACTTAAGTTTGTAGGTAAGCAATTAGTTGATCCTTCTTATCAGACTGGCTGGAAGACCGCTGGCGGCAATCCAAAGGAAATCAGTGGCCTAGCCACCGTAACTAACAAACTATATAGAGCTGTAGCCCCAGCGCTTAACCCAAATAACCCCGACAAGACATCTGGCCTTAAGTCTGAGGCATCTGGTAACTTAGCAGCCTTACTGGCTGCCGGTCAAGAGGAAATAAACAACCGCGACTTCTACGGCAACCCCATGCACGGACACGGTCTTAATGCTGCTGAAGATGTTGGGCAGCTTCTTAACACCGCTGCACCTATTCCTAACCAACCAGGCGCTCGCTACTTAGAGGGCACACGTTTCGGTAAGAATGAAGCTACTCAGATAGCTGCGGGCGGTCAGAGTGCTATTAGCCCAGGAGAGGCCGCCATTGACATTAGCGGTGTCGGTCGGGTAAAAGCTAACCCCGATGCTCCTGCTATGCAGATAATGAATAACCGGGCTCTACTGCGTGAGGGTCTGTCGACTCATGACCAGTCTGCCTTAGATCAGATCCACCCTAGCTGGGATCCTAACTCAACTAAGGCGTCCCAGAACGCTGTCTACGCCAGCCCGTACTATGAAAGCCAGAAATGGCAGACTCTAGCAGAAAACCCTGCTGTCCTAGCTACTCTGGCTAAGCAAAATGCCTTTGCTAAAGCGCACGGGGAGCCTAGTAACCCGCTGTTTGATCTATCACCCCAAGACCAGAAGACTCTTATAACTTATGAGCGCCTAAAAACAGGTGACCCCGGCTCTGACGCCAACGATTCAGCAGCGTTTATCTACGCCAACAATAAGCCAATGATAAGCAAATACCAAAATGATGTAGCTGCTTACTCGACAGACATGAACGCCCTATACAAGGCTTCGGGCGGCCTAAAAGGTAGCACAGCTCCCCAGGCGACCCCAGGAGGGATACCTTTCCCCCAGGTTTCATCTGATACTCAGACTTCACTTAACACTTACTACAGCATGCTGAGTGACCCTAATAGTACCTCTAAGGATCGGGCAGTATTTTTGACAAACAACCCAAGCGTAACCCAAGCGCTCAATGCTACGTTTAATTACCATAATGCTCAACGAGCTAGTTTAGACGAGCCCCAGCTTAACCCTTACCCTACTGCACCAGCAGGGCTACAGTCATGGATAGATAGCTATATCAACGGTAGCAAGGCAGCCCGCGCGGGGCTGCGTAACGCTAACATGGGCAATTTTAATGCTATGCAGGACTACATGGCTAAGGTCGATGAATATACTCTGGCTCAAACAGCCGGACAGGCTAAGTTCCAGGGGTCTAGTTTGTCACAATCAAACCTAAAGTCCATATACAACCTTGGTCAATATGACATCGCTCCCTCTATCGGTGCCGACGGGACAACAAGCTACAGTGTTGACCCCGCTAAAGCCTTTGCGGCCAGTAAATCAGGCGGGGGGTCAAGCTCTTCCAGCTCAGCAGTGCAGAGACTACTCAATGATATAGAGCGCTCGCATGCCGACGCGGCCGTAAGACATGCCGGTAAGAAGGCTTACATCCGCAAGGCTTACAAGAATAAAATATACCTACGACCTGCCCCGCACGTTAAGGGCGTCCCTAATCGTAAGATAACTATTAAATCAGCTCCAGTGAGCTAATCATGGTAGAATAAGGTTAAACCCTAAAACAAAAATATGGACTTTCTAAGCATCTTCCAAGAATACTATGGCCTATTCCGAGGCGACAACGCTGTACCAGGGGTGACAGACCCCGAGTGGGCTCTGGCTGTCTATGCGGGTAACCGAGCTATTAGACGTTGGGCTAATGTGGATGGCGAGGTATGGGACGTACTGTGGGACGTGGCTACCAATAACAGCTTCGTTGAGACATATACCGGCACATCCGCCAGCCCTACAGTGACTACCTACCCGTGTCCGTCTAACATGGCTCGTCCTGGTGGCTTTGTCCAGATGACTGACCCTGTATCGGGTAGCTATATCCACATAAATGTCTGTAAATTACAAGACATCCAATTCCAGAACGCCTCTAGCCCCTACGCCTACTTCACTGGCGATCTTCAGACGGGGTGGAACTTGACACTAAACTTTAGCGGTTCAAGCAACAACGGCTGGATCATCGACTTCCCCTACTACAAGAACCCTACTTACTTCAATGCCTCTCTTGTCTTAAATAGCTCTGGTCAACCAGATGGTACAGGCAACGTCCAAGAGGATGGCACTACAATATCTGAATGTCCTGACTCCAGCTTCATTATCGCTTCAATGCAGGGAGCCCGACTATTTGAGACTCGTAACCCATTCTTCCAACAGCGAGAGCGTGATTCTGAGATAGCCCTAACCGGTATGCAGATCAAGAATGGTACAGGCACTCCAGGTAATAGCTGGAACCTTAACGACAACAATAAGACTGGTACTTTCGGACCAACTAATACCCCAGCGTTGACTAATAGCGGATTCGGTATATAAGCATGGCTAACGTCCAAGCTGTCAGCTTCCCCATGACGCCACCCCCTGAGCAGACACTAAGCCAGGGGACTTTTCAGACTGGGGTTGTAACGCTCATAGAGCAGTCTAACTTGCCTCCTACGGCTTTAGCTGAGGCTATCAACATATTCTTATACGAAAAGGGCGCACCGGGCCCTCGCTGGGGTACTGGCTGGTACGGTACTGCACCAGTACTACCTATTGCCGTAGCTCCTTCGGCTGCTGCTGCTGCTGGTAGCAACTTGGGTGCAGGTGTTTACAGATACCAGATAACCTTTATTAATTCCCAGGGTGAAACTTCAGGCGGAACGCCAGTCAGCGTCACTACTTCAGGCGGCAACTTAGCTGTTAACCTGAGCGTTATACCGCTTGGTCCCGGAGGGGTCACTGCCCGTAATGTCTATCGCACTGCGGTAGGAGGGGCTGCGGGCAGTGAGCTCTTCGTGGCGACTATAGCCGACAACACAACAACTACCTATGCTGATACTACTGCCGATGTAGGCCTAGGGGTTGCCGTACCAACCGTCAACACAGCTACGGCAGTCATAGATGGGGCGACAATGTATCAGAGCTCAGCTCTAGCTAACCACCTTATACAAGTAGCTGGAGGTAATATATTCCGGAGTACCAACAATGGCACAACCTGGACTCTATGTACCGCAGCTACGCTGACACCCGGCAAGAAGGCTTACTTTAGACAGGGCTCATCAGATGGTTCAGGCCATAACTACATGTACATCACTAACGGCTATGACTATCCGGTACGTTATGACGGCAGCACAACACTGGTACCTTTCGTAGCTATCTTAGCTCCTACCGCTCCAACCCCTGTTGCTACTGGTATCTCTACTGGGGTCTACTCGTACTACTATCGTATTAGTGCCGTAAACGCCGTTGGCTTCACTCAGGCTTCAGCCTCTGGCACTATCACTACTGCTATAGCTAGAGAGTCATGGGATCCCACTAACACCGGCTCTCACTACATGACCCTGAGCTGGGCGGCAGTCTCTGGAGCGGTACGTTATGACATCTACTTAGCTGAAAACACTTCCGATGACGCGGCTAACAACAACTACTACCTTGACTCTGTCGGTGCTGTAGCCAGCCCGGGCTATGTCGATAATGGTCAACACGCTCTTAACCCTAATACCACCGCTCCGCTTCAGAACACTAGCGGAGGGCCACGAGTCCGCGAGCTGCAACTTATTGGCAGTCGTATGTGGGGAGTGCAAGACCGTGACTTCCCTTACCGGGTATGGTGGACAGGCTCAGGCCCATTCGTCGGCTACTTCAGTGACAGCTATGATGGTGGCTATATAGACCTTCAACTTGGCTCACAATTCCTACCAGTCCAAGCAGTTGATTATAGGGACGGACAAGGCCATCCGCTGACCACTGTCTTCTGTGATAGCGCCGACACTGTGGGATGTATCTGGCAGATCAGCCTCGCGGCCACCACTTTGCTTAATACGCAGTTTACTCAACCGACAGCCAACAAACTGGCAGGCTCAAGAGGTACCCCCGCTCCTAACAGCGTGGTATCAGTGCTCAATGACTTTATGTTCTTCAACTACCAGGCGGTCTACGACCTAGGGTCTAGGCAATCACTGTTCAACTTACTGTCTAGCGACGAGTACTCAGCCAACGTGCGTAAGTCTCTAGTGGACAACATTAACCCTGCCTACGCTAACCAGGTAGCGGCTCACTACTTCTTAGCCAAGGTATTTATTAGCTACCCGAAGAACTCTACTACCAACAACACCACAATGGTCTATGACACAGAGCGTAAGGCCTTCTTACCGGACGCCTACTCTATCGGTATGGAGCGACTATTTCAGTACACAGACACATCAGGTCTTAACCACTTGATGTTCTGGAAGCCCGGCGACAACACGCTAAGCGAGACCAGCAGTAACATCCAAGGCGACTACGGCCAAGCATTTACTACATCTCTTCTTACTGGACTGATCCCTACCCAAAAAGACCGCTTCCAGTGGATGTACGCTGACACTGCCTACGTAGAGTTTTCTAAGCAGGTAGGGAATATCTACATAGAACTGATCGGTATTGACCGTACGAGGGGCTACGCAACTCAGAAGAGCACTGTTATGGCTGGGCAGTCGAGCTCTCCTACGAACGTCGGTTGGGATACTTTCTTGTGGGACACTCAGCTCTGGGACTACACGCCTACTATCCCTCAGATCTATTCAGAGAGTACCTCTAAGCGCTACTTCATCGTTAACAAAGAGCTGAACGCCTACCAGTATCACGTAACAACTAATCAAGCTATCTCTGCCTATGTGCTGCGTACCCTACAAATTAGCGGTAGCGCTACTAATGCCGGTATGCCTCACGCATGGCGTCTAACGGCGAGCTAGTGTACAATAAAATCAAACAGGAAAAACAAAAATGCCAAATCTAGCGTCAGTAACTAAATACTTTCCTACGCCCTTCGAAAACACCGTAGCGATGACTCTATCGGGTACTATTGCCCCAGGAGCTACTACTGTGGGAATAACCGGGCTGACCAACTACTCTGATGGTCAAACTGTCGTCTTCACTGTCGACAGCAACACTCCTACGCTTAAGCAGGTATTCACCGGTCAAAAATCTGGTGGTAACATCGTAAATGTCATCTGGACATACGGCACCAACCAGTCACACGCTACTGGAGCTACCGTAGTAGATGATGTCAGCGCTACCGCTGTTGGTATGATCTCGAAGGGGATGCAGGTACAACACGCCGCTACTGGAGCTCACGTTGGCATAACCAACACATCGGGGATGACAACTGATACATTAGCGGTATCATCAACCTCAGCTTTCACTGGTGTAGCAACCTTTACTGCCATACCCGTTCTCCCTGCTGGAACTATTACTCTAGGCTATGCAGATACAGGCGCGAGCACTAACTTTAGTACCGCGTCTGGTAGTCCAGTCCAAGTAACCGGCCTTACTGTCACTGTTACGATCCCTGCTGGAGGCCGGAAAATAAAGATCAGTGCTTACGCAGAGATGTTTGTATCAGCCACTAACGCCGCTGTCTACATGAGTATATGGGATGGAGCAGTCGGAAGTGGTACGCAGATCCAACAGGCCTACATTAACACTACTAACGCTGGTGCCCAGCAGTGTGTGTCTCCATTTGTTGTTCTAACTCCAGCTGCGGGCTCAAAGACCTATAATGTCGGGCTCGGCGCAAGCGGTGGTACGGGCAGCTTAGCTCAGGCAGCGGGCGCTCCGTCTTGTTTGTTGGTAGAAGCTCTATAATGATTAGCCCGGCAATTATCCAAGACGTCCTCGTTGGTATCACCATGATTGGTGGGTCTCTCCTTTACTACAAGGGACGCCTTCCGAGACAAACTGTTAAGGATCTTCAAGCCCACGTAAAAGCTCAAGATCTACTTATGAAAGACATTACTAGAGAGCGTGACGAAGATCGCCGAGCTCTGTCTAACCTAGAGGGACAACTCAAGGTCTATAAGGATATTCCATTAAGAGAACTAGCGGATGGCATTAAGGCCGTGGCTAATAGTAATGAGCAGATATTACAAGCACTCAACACGTCGGCCATCACTTCGGCTCGTACTACAAGCGATGCAGCATCAGCTGTTCAGGGCGTAAAAACAGACTTGCAAATAGATAACGCGAGGAGATAATAGTGAGTAGTAAGGAGCAATAATATGTTACGAGGCGTCGATCTTAATTCTTATAAAGCAGATCTTAATCTAGCGAGCATCGCCTTTGACTTTGCTATCGTCAAAGCCACTGGTGGCAACGGGTACGTTAACCCCCATTGTGATATTCATGTTCAGCAGGCAATCGCTCTTGGTAAGAAGTGGGGAGTCTATCACTACTTCTCTGATGGGTTCAACGACGGCGACCCTATCGCTGAGGCTAACTGGTTTGTTGACAACTGTGCGGGCTATGTCGGTAAGGGTATTCTCGGTCTTGACTGGGAACGTGGTGGCAACCCAGATGTAGGAAACGTTGGTAAAGCATTAGCATGGCTACAACACGTTGAGGCTCGCACTGGTGTCAAGCCCGTCATCTATATGAGCCTAAGCCTTATCTCCGCATACGATTGGTCATCTGTCATCTTCGGCGGTTACGGTCTTTGGTGTGCTGATTATGTAGAAAATAACACTCCAATCGCTAACTACAGTATGGATCCTAACCGGGATCCTAACCCACGCTGGGACGGAAACGTAAACGATGTATTATGGCAATTCACATCAACAGGCCGCATTGACGGCTACGGAGGCAATCTTGACTGTTCATTCTTCTATGGCGCAGCAGCAGCCTGGGACGCATACGCCGGGACTCACACCCCTCAACCAGCCCCAGAACTCCCAGCCCCACCAGCAGCTGACACTCCCGTCGCACCCCCCGTTCCCGTACCACCTACACCGGAACCAGCCCCTGCTCCCGTGCCTGTGCCAGAACCCGCTCCACTGGCAACACCCCAACCTGACCCAACAGTACCAGTTACCCCTCCTACTCCTCAGCCAACTCCCACACCCCATCCAGTGGTTGTAACTTCTCCTACGCCTCTGGAGACCTTCTGGGCAGCCGTAATAGCCTTCCTAAAGAAGCTATTTACACGTAGCAAGTAGTTTGTGCTACACTAGAAGTATCTAAGGCGGAGAAAGGTGCCCATCCGGGGTATCTGAGTATCGAAGAAAGACCTCGCTCTCTTAGAAACAAAAACTAAAACAAAAGGAAAAAACTATGCCTAGTCGAAGAGAACTAGATCACCGAGCCCGAGTGGTAGGGATTGATCCTGCTAACTATGTTAATGACTCTAAGTTAGAGCAGCGGATCCTATGGAACGAAGCCAACCAGGCTACAGTCACTGGTACGCTAACATCTGGTACTGTGACATCAACAGGTACTGCCAACACAGATGGTGACACAGTAACGATTGCGCCGGTTACTTATACCTTCAAGACTGCCCTTACGGAAGTAGTGTCTACTAACACGCTGACTTCAAACAACACCAACGTAAGTAACGGTGACACAGTAACGATCAACGCCCTTACGTATCGTTTCCAGACGACTATTACTAAGCCATACGATGTCAATATCGGAGCATCCGCTGACGCCAGCCTAACCAACCTCGTAAGTGCTATTACAGCCGCAGGTACTATCGGTACTGACTATGGAACAGGCACAGTGGTTAACCCAGACGTTACAGCAGCCGCAGTTGGCTCTCACGCCACAGTCATAACCGCTTTGACGGCCGGTACCAGAGGCAACAACTTTACGCTGATCCCTACAGCGGCCACCCTAACAGCTACTGGAGTTAACTTCACAGCCGGAGTAGACCCTATCGGCAACCAAGTACTTATTGGTAGCACATCAGACGGCTCAGCCGGTCTTACTAACCTTAAGGCAGCTATCCTAGGGACAACCAGCAAGGGTACCCTATTCTCTAACGGCACAATCGCTCATCCATACGTTACTGGAAGCACCCTAGGCGCTACTACACTGTTAGTGCGAGGGACAAAGTCCTCTAGCGGTATAACGGTCTCTACTACCGGATCAACCGGAGGCGCTCAGCTATCATGGGGAGCAACAACAATGCAAACTAACGTACAGGCCGTTGTTGCTCAGCCAAGCGACCAACCAGGCGCACAAGCTGGAGCAGCGCTAGTATAAACTAGAAAGGAATATATATCATGGGAGTAAATCACTTAAGAAAACACGCAGCCATAGCTACTTCTGGAGCAGCTAATGGTAACATCGGTGGCAGCCCGAACCCAGTCCAGACCAGCTCTGGCAGTCAATTCAAGCGCCCAGCTGAGACTAGCGGTACTAGAAACGTGCCCAAGGTCGGAGCCGTAGAAACGTTTAGTAATGAGGGCTTACATCCAGGCCACGCCCCAGCACAACCACCAAAGGGCAATGCCAACGGTGGACGAGCCGGTGCTAAGAGTAGTCAAGAAAAAATCGGTACCAGAAAAGGGACTAGCCGCCCTGCCTCTGGTACGTCCCTAAATTAAGGAGTTATATGAACATATTACTAAAAGCCCTTATTGCCCTAGTAGTCGGCGTCGTTGTCGCCTTCTTTGTCGGTGAGGTCTGTAAACATTTCTCAGTTGATATATTTTGGGGTTGGGTAGCCGGTGTTATCGCTGGTCTAGCCTACTTCCTTTATGGCCCAGGTGTCCCACCTGTCGCCCCTAGAGTTTAATTAGAAAGAGAATATATGACCACTAAATATCAGCAATTAGCAGAGAAGGTAGCAGTTACCTTCGTAGAAGCCGCAGTCGTCTACCTAACGGTAGTACCAACAGTCAACTGGAACAAGACAGCTATCGCTGGAGCCGTAGGAGCTGGTCTATCAGCAGTCTATAACCTAGTCCGACAGTCTCAGCCCACAGTCGTAGCTACTACACCTGTTGTCGTTGTGCCAGCTGCTGTACCAGTAGAGGCACTTCCAGTAGTACCCGTAGCCTAATAACGGTGCTTTGCAGCCCAGTGCTTAGGGATGGGCATAGCTTCAAATTGTAGCTTAAATGCAATCAAAATCAGTGAGCAGCAACAGGGGTGGACAACTGCTCCATTGGTGTCCTTTTGTTAAAAGATAGTTACTACTATAGCACAGTCTCCGGCACAACTTTGCCTTCTGGTATCACATGCCCACGCTTCCGCAGTATATCCTGCCGGGTCGCTATGTCTCTTTGATTATTGCGTATATCCACACTGAGCGACTTCCTGCCCGCATAGTCAGCACCACCAGCTAACCTACCCCGTGTCCTCCGCAGGGTACTTTGGTACCGATTAAGTGCTAGGATCTCGTCTACTATATCTTTATCGCTTTTCATCCACGCCAACCTTTCGATTGCTTAACCACCGTATAAGTATAGTCGGGGTGTGCTGGTAGCCATATTAGCTCCAGAAACTTCCGTCTCCACTTATAGTCATCAGTTTCCTGCCCCTTAGCCTCTATGAGCTCGTATGAGCCGTCTTTGAGCTGGATCCGGAAATCTACCTTATGTTTGACTAGGAAGGCCTTAGTGCCATCCTCACGATAGGCATAGCACTCAATTTTGAACTGGGGGATGACTTCCAGTATGTCGTTGAGCTGCAAACGTAGGTCTAACTCCTGAGCAACCGAGGCCTCATATTTACTATCATAATGTTTTCCCTTAAACTCAGCCCGTTTAGCGCCGTACTTATTGCTACCCCTTTTCTCGGTCCACTGGCAATTCACGCACACCACCTTATTGTAATTTACGCGGAACCTCGTCCCTGCACAGTCGGGACAAATCAAGGTAGAGGGATCTTTTAACCCTTTCGATTCAGTGTACAAATCGACCTCTCTTATCTCGCACCTTATCACTCATATCTACGGGGAGAGTTTTATTGCGCGTTACCATAGCGTCTAAACGTCCATCTGAAAGCATGTGGCATCGCCTACACAACCATTCCCAGTTAGATAATTGCCGATCATATATTCCTTTGTTTGCCAAGTCTAAAGGGGGTACCATTTTACACCGATCGCATACTACGGGCTTAGGAAGGTGCCTACCCACCCACTGATGTAGGCCATGATATTTTACTTTATCTCCACGCCAGTTGGGGTTTCCCTCAGAATGTCTAGCTTCAGATAATTTACGGTATCCAATACGTTGCTTCTTTGTTATCACCCCCACAGTCTAGCACACTCTATTTCCACTTAAGGCCGAGGTGTTCCTTACATAATGAGTAGTATAAGGGGAGGGATATAAACCCCATAGGGATCCCTAACAACCCAAACACAATCGACTTCTGTCTATCTTCTGTGCGGTTCTGCGGGGAAATCTCCGCGTACTTTGTCTGCCAATAATAAAAACTCATAGCGTAGACGAAGGGTGCACTCACCAACCCTGCACCAAACCAGATTAAATAGAACCATACAAATGCGTTCATCGTCTCTTCCCTCTCCTTGATTTCCGCCCACCAATTACTCCCATAACACTAGCTCGCTCTTTACCGGTCATACCATCAGCCCCTTTCAGTGGGGAGCCAAAGCCCCCCGTCTTGCCGAGTTTACCGCCCATGGCACCGATCTTAGCGTAGAAGTCTTTACCGTACTTTCTCTTATTCGTCTTCCCGGCCTGTTTGCCGCCTTCAACTGTACCTGGCATATAACCTCCTATTTCTTAACGAGCGAGTTGTGAGCTGCCCGTGCGGCTTCCTTAGCGAGGTACTTAGTCTTCCCTAGTACACCAACCTCGTAGACACGCTCAAAGTACTCTGGGCTATTTTCGACTACTTTAGCTCTTATGCAGATAGTGTCGTCGTCTTTCTCTGCAATATCAGTAGCCTCGGTGTTCCAGAGGTCGCTAATAGTCACATAGCCACCATCGTCCAGCTTGACTATCGCCCCTTCGCTCCACTGAGGAAGATCTTTAATAACTCTATAAAACTTCTTTGACATACTTGTCTCCTTTACTAATTTTAATTCGTGGTCTCCCCAGCACACATCGGGACCCGCTGTAATGCTATAGGGATATTTATTGGCCGTTGTCGACCCACCACGCACCTTAGTGATAATGGTCTTGGTACCCAGCAGAGGGTTACTGGGGTTATTGTCGTCATAAAACAGTATGACTTTATCGCCGACTTTCAAATGAGCCATTACTTCTTGCTTTGCTTCTCGTTAGCTTCCACCTCTGTTAACTTAGCTACCAGGGCTGTCTTATTCTGCTCAAACAACAGATTAAGCAGTGCTTCTTTACCGTCAGAGGTCAAGTCCCCAGCGTTATCGACAATCTGATACTTGCGTAACAATTTGTCTGCTTTGTTGAGGCCTAAAGCCTTGATTCGTTTTACTATTCCGCCCATGTTATTACTCTCTTTCTTTGGCTCTCCAGCCATTAGTTGCTTAATTGCTTCCTTATTCCAAGCGCTCGTCTCAGAATAGGATATATACTGTTGATTCCAGGCTCGTGTTTCCCAGTATCCCTGTTCGCGCATAGCTACGGACTGCCACTTACCAATGCACTCCACGGTGTCAGTTGGCTTTGCGACATCCATACCCATTATTGAAGTCTCGTAGTAGTACTGCATCCGTGGCATCATCATCCGGCGCATTTCGTACTCCACCTCCCGGGCTACGCGGTACGCTATTTCCTGCTCCATAATATGTCTCTGGTAATGCGGATAACAGGAGGGGCAACCACAATAACCCGTATAGGCCGCCATTACGCCTTCTCCTGTTCTTTCAGCCATGTCAAGAACCCCGGTACAGAGGTTCCGCCAGCATACCTACTGTAAAACTCGTACCTCATGCCCAGCCTCTCCAAGTCATTAAGGGTGTAACTTACTACTGGAACCCACTTGTGCGGCTCTGCTTTGTCTCCCTGCAACGGCTCCGAGCCTCTGGCTTTTTCTTGCTGTAATGAGGCTGCCCTAAGTTTCCCTATAGCCTCTCCAAGATCTATAGCCTTCGGTATTACTGAGTTGAAGGTGTTACCAATAACTGGCTTTTTCTTGCTGTAATGAGGCCGACTCAGCCCGTAAGCCTGCCACACCTTCAAGGGTTCAATGACAGTATATTTATCCGTGAGAATACCCCATCTAATCATCCGATCTATAAACACCTTAGCGTTTGTTGCCCCCGCCTGACCGGGGAAATTACCAATCTGGGCAATCTGCTTATAATAAATACGCTTCCCTGGATTAGCCTTAATGAAGTCTGTAATAGCTAGTATCCGTAGCTCACGCTTCCGTTTACTGGTCAATACTGGCGACTTCAGCAACCCTTCGTTAATGGTTAGTTTGCTTACGTCCACGATTCCCTCCTCTCTATTTAGTCTTCTTCGTGTACTTGCGCTTTACTCGTTGAACTTCAACCTTGGGAGTGGTTACTTTCTTAAAATGTTGCTGAGCCTTCACAAACTGCCTGAAAGTAGCAAGCTCTTCCTTGGTCAAAAATGCCTCACTAGCCGGGAATACCTCAACAAACCACGTAGGGTTCTGCTCGATTATTTCCCTACAGGGCTGACTGTACTCTCGGTCATCGCTTTCAAACTTACACAACTCGGGTGTAATGAGCGCGTACGGCTGTGTACCGTCCTCGCACTCTTCCTGCCAGATAGCGCCCTTGCGTATAGCCTGGTTATCTTTTAATTGCTTAAATGTCCTCTTACCCATAACTTTCTTTGCTCCTTTACCTATTAGTTGTAATTCCCATTCTGCCCACCAACTTTCAACCCCTTCTATCTTGATACTGTGAGCCCCAGAACCATCATTAACGGTAATAGCGCCCGTCATACCCACATATTCTTGAGTCCCCATGTGTTTTCTCCCGGGGCTTGACTCGCTCTTAATAACTTTTACCCTATCGCCAATTCTAAACTTCCGCTTCATAGATCCTCCTTCCTTAATTAGTGTGTAATCGTGTCCATAGCAGCCCCCATCATCGCCTCTTCCATCCTCACGCACTCTCACGCCGGAACTCATAATCTCTATTACGGTACCGACTGTAGCCCCTCTCTCGTAGTTAACGATACAGTCGTCGGGTATATTGACCCTATCGCCTATCTTAAACTTCGTCATATCTCCCCCTAGAATGGAATGTCGTCCAAGTTAATAGGCTCATCACTAACTTCAGCAACAGCATCTTTCTTGTCGGCCACTCCAGGAGTATGCTTCATTGTATTTTCTATGGTTGGGAATGTTCTAACGTCCACGTGGTCTTCAGGGTTTCCTACTGCGTCAATCTGCGGTTCAGTCAATAGCCGTGCATTAGGAGACAAGGTAGACATATCCAGTGCTCCTACTAACGTCTTCTCGTCGGCAGTAAGGGCACTTTTGTTCGGGAGTGCCATAACTGTATAGTAATTACGTCCAGGATCTTCAGTGCGGGTAATTTTAATATCATATTCTTTAGGATCTCCCCACTCTGGCATAGTGGCGTAATTCTTAATGTTCTTATAGACAGACGGAGAGCCAGAGAATACCTTAGCCCGGCCATCACTCCGATCAATCACGACCCAACTGTAAGCTTCGTTGATGTTGTAGTCAGTAGTAGGGTCACGCATAACGTCTGCCCATGTCTCAGGCGTCCACAGAGCGATCTCCACGCTATCTACTGGCTTAGCACTTGGTGGTTCACCCAGCCATACCTTGGGCTCTCTATATGGCTCTGAGGCGATACGTATAGTGACACTGTCGTCTTTATTGCCCAGTCTCAAGTACGGACTAGGGGCTCTTCTTGGTTCGTGGTCGTATGCACTTCCCATATTTATTTCTCCTTAAGGGTTAGTTGTTTGTACTAGCGGGATACCATTAGCTCCGGACGGAACATAGATAATAGTATGGTTCGGGCTGTTGATCTCGGCCTTCTGGGCTTCGATAGCCTCATACTGTAGGTAGGCTGGCGTCAAAGTACTTTTAATGATCTCTTGAGCCTTAGCAATACCAATAGCTTGTGCTATCTGTATCTGAGCTTTCTGCTGCTGCACCTTCACGAGCTGCTGTGTCTGCGCTATCTGTATATCGTTAACTGATGTCTGGTTATGCTCGTTCTGTAACCTCTGGTAGCGTCCATAGGACGGTAGCCCGTACATGGGTGCCACAATGACCAACAACAACATACCCACTAGAGCAAACCCTATATTGAATGACTTAGGCTCTGGGTAGCCATTACTGTTTTTCCCATAAAATAAACCCATACTATTTCTCCCTTACAATTAAATTAATGTCTGCAATAGCCGTATCTTGAATATCATCTATAGCTATATCCATGTGCGGAGCCCCGATCTTACTAATACAGCGCGTCGACGGGACGGGTAGGTGGTAACGCTCAGCAAACCGTAGAGCATAGTCAGCTCCTCCGCCAGACCATACATACAGCTTGGTATTCTTGAATGTGCTCAGTATCTGGAACAGGGCTACTATACGCTCGTTCGGATCTTGGGTAGTATCAGTCTTATTGCTCCGTAGCGTCCCGTCTACATCAAAAGCTATTTTAATCTTTCGTATTCTATCGAAAGGCAGGTCGAGATCAGCGTTAGCTCCCATTACTTCTCCCCCTTTGGCTCTCCGCAATAATAACTGTAAGCAACAGGGTAATCTTTACCGCCCCACCACTTTTCAGCGTCTATAGCGTCTTGTTTAGTAAACTCACGGCCACAAGTATGTTTTTTAACCTTACTACCGCAGTATGTAATATCTTTATAACAGATCATTACTTTTCATCCAGATCTATAAATAACTCTTCCCACTGGCCGTTAATGTAGACGACCTCGGGAACCTTAGCCAAGCGACGCGCCTTATTCAACGTACCAAAGTGTCTACTAACCCACTTCTGATCTGGTAGCTCATCGCTAGAGTTGAAGTCAGAGCTATAGGGTGGGTGTCCGGTCTCTTTGTACCAGCGTTTAATACGCTTAATAACGTCACGCTTACGTTTCCTAAACGCTTTGTTTTTCATCTGTAAGGCTGTCGAACCTCCAGCTGCTTTGACGGCAGCTGGCCACGAGCCAAAGAATGTACGAATAGTATCAGTGTATTGCTTCCCGTAGGTATCACGCATATCTCGTATAGTAGCCGTACCTTCGTTGAGCTCTACTACATGACGGACTTTGGCGAGTATCTGCTCCCTGCACATGCCCTTCTCGTTTCGAGTGATAGGCTTCCAAGTATCGCCACCGGCTTGATAACCCTCGTCCCTAGACTTTTTAGCAGCAGCCCAGGCCTTCTTATTGTTCTCATCATTACCGAACCCACTAGCCTGTCTATGCTTCTCAAAGGCTTGCTGAAACTTCTCTCTCATTACTGGCGACACAAGGCCGTCGTTGATCCGTAGACCATATTCAATCTTGTACTCTTTGAGGTTTCTCTTGTGATTGTGAATAATGTGACCACAGAGATTAGCATAGTAGTAACCGCATATATGACACTGGATCAACTCCCCATCTTTGGTAGTAGTAACCGCTCCAAAGTATCCGAAGCCAGTCTGCACTTTCTCCATAGGCTCTTTATAGCCTTCAATCGTTACCTCCTCATAGTCGGGTGCTTTAATACGCCCCAGGGCTACATCAGTATTGAACCGTCGGCAACCCATACATAAAGTACGAGAATGAGCTATAGCCCGCTTCTCTCCACACTGCGGGCAGGTCTTACGCCTACTCGACTTGCGCTTGTATGCCATTAGTCTTTTTCCTTCCCCAACCTATAAATAACATTACTCGTTTCTACGCTCGAACCTTCAACAGCTCCAACATAGTCTCCGATTAAGGGAAAGCTGGTAATGATCTCCCCCGCACCAAACATAGGGTGATCGAGTACCTTACCATGCAAACGTCCTTGTCGTATCCACCAGTCCTCAATGTGCACCAGTGGCTTCGGGATCTCAGCGGTAGTTACCTCACTCGTGGTCATAAATACGTTCTCGGGTTACCCGTACAGGTATAAAATGTGTACTCTCAATATAGTCGATGGTTATTCTCATATGCTTAACCTTACGTCCTCCACTTTAACGCACGTTACTTGTCGCTCTTCGCCCTTATCGAAGATCTCAATTAAAAGCTTATCTACACCTACAGGATGAAGCACTGGATACTCTCCACGCTTTACCCATATTCTCTGTTCGTTAGTTCGCATTGGTATATCCCAAAGTACGGTTGCCCGCATAATGCTAGTCCTCTTTGCTTTCTATAATAGGCTTATCGTTTACGTTGTCAACAGTCTTTTTAACATCAAGCGCAAAGGCTTGTACTCTCTTGAGGTCACGGCGCACTGAATGAGCTACAGCTTGAGCTGTCGTGCCCTCAGCGTCAGCAATTTGAGCATAGGTATCGCCCAGCAGCCAACACATCAAACGCTGATAGCGTTGTATAGACATTTTATGCCCAGCCTGCACATAGCGATTAAGCCATAAGTGCCCCAGCTCTCGGTTCTCTTTTACATTCACTATAGTACCTTCCCACCGGCCTGAACCGTGATAGGCGTAGTGGGCTGCAAAGCGTTAGCCGCGTCGATAGCGGCTTGTCCACTGAGAGTATAGCCTATGGCTGCCGGGACGCTCGCT